CCTTTTTATTTTTTTTATTAAAGTCTGGGAAAAAATCTATATCTAATTCAGCTGCTGATTCAGGGAACGCAGAATTTAAAGGATAAATATTTACGATTACATTAATGCCTGTGTAAAATTGATTTATAAAATCTTCTACTGCCTCTTCACTTGGGAAAGGCCCAAATGCTATGCCTAATGGTAGATGAGAATTAGGATCTCCTTGTTGAATAATTAATACATACTCACAACCCGGTATTGTATTTTCTCCAGACGTAAGTTCGCTCATATCTTATTGCTCTTATCAAATAAAGATCTATGTTTATCATAGTCTTCTCTTTCCATTTCATAAATTAAGTCATCATCTGAGTGCGGGCTGGGTATGAATTTTGTTTTACGTTTTGATTTAAGATATTCTATTGACTCACTATCATCTTTGTAAATTGTTTGATGAACTACTACTACACTACCTTTTTTTTTGCGTTCTCCTATAATATATTTAATTCCTTTTCGCCATTCTGCTAATTTGTTTAATTTATCTTGGCGTATTACTTTTTCTGTGTGTTGTGTCATATTTTCTCCTACCTTCTTACAATTAATATACATCTAATCACTATTTTTTTCAAATTCTTTGGTCGCCAGCTCCAAAGCTTCTGCGTCCTCATAACCTAGATCTATATACTTTTGATATAAAGATTCTAGGACCATCTGGTACTGCGTATATGATTGCTATTTCCACATTCTTTTATAAAAATCTTTTGCGATCTTATCTTCTCCAATATGGTGAGCATGAATTGAATCAACCATTTCAGGTATTGATATCTTATTGTTAGCAATAGATGCAAGCAAGCCCACCCCTGAACCGCCATCAAATTTATCTAGCCAGTCTTTTACTGCGTCAACTGTTATCATCTTCGCTCTTTTGATTGCTGCGGTTTTCTTGTACCCATTTATAAACTTTTTTATATTGTTTCATGAGGCACCTCCTCTTTTAAATCTGAACTATCAACAATTTCCTTAATCATATCTGCTAACCAATATATAGAGCAGTTATCATTATCTTTGTTAGCTTTAATTAAAGTTTCTATATCTTCAATCATTTCTTTTTTATCCATTTGCCCTCTCTTTAGGTTCGTCCTCCCAATAGTTTTGTTTTTTATTAATATTATGATTAATCTTATATCCAAATCTATTATGGCTATCAATTCTAAAACCAATCTCAATATTTGGATTATCGTAATCGTCTGCCATATAAGTGCAAATTTCTCCACCCTCTAATAAAGGTATATCGAATCTTTCATCTTCTTCTGCATCAAACTTATCTGGATAGCTTGGGACTACATAAAAATCAATTCGACAATCATCACTTAATCCATTGATAATTTCTTTTAATTCTTTAACTCTCATCTTTGTGCTCCTTAACTATAATGTGGTAAGTTTTTTCTTCTGTACATAAAAGAGTATTCTTAATATCTTCTTCGTCATCAAAAACCTCTAAACATTTTATTAGCTCTCTAACTTTCATCATTTATTCTCCCTTATCTACAATTTTAATAATATCTTCAAACTCTACTAAAAAATAATCTTCATCCACCCAATCTGTTTTATAATTTTTACATTCGGCTGGGAAATCTTCTTTAGGTAAAGCAAACTCATTAGGAATAAAGTTTGGATTTTCTTCCATATATCTTTCGTCTTTTACAAAATCCATTACTGCACTTTTTAATTCTTCGCTGTATTTACTGATCATTCATTATCCTTATAATTTTTATAATACAATTTAATTTCATTCGGTCTTGAATCCGAACACTCATCTTTGTTCTCCTCATAACTACGAACATAAACCTCTTGAATATCAAAATAATCTCTACCTACAAATTCTCCGTCATAGTCATCTGTATCATCCTTATCTTCGTCAAAGTCTCTTGGTTGAAAACCTCTTTCCTCGTTATATTCATCTAAGTAAGCATCAACATCTGTTGTTACGCACTCAAAATCTAACCCTATATCATCGTCAATATATTGCATTACATAAACAGGTTTCTCATAAATATAAGAATCAACTTCTTCTATTTCAAAATCATCAAGAGTTTCAGGTTCTTCTCTATCTTTGTTGTTATCTTCTAACCACTTATCAAGGTTATTAGTAGTAGCTACATAGTCACGATTACCACAACCATCATGCCAATATATGTTATATAGTTTCATCTTCGTTCTACTCTCCAAACATTTCTATCCACTTCCATTCAGGTACACAAGCATCACTACACCAATATTCTCCATCATCAGTCCAGCAAATATGTATATCGGTTACTGTCCCACACTTGTTACATGTTCTAATATCTTTATCTAGTAAATTATAGTGTGGCATTTTTACTCCATCAGTCATCTTCGTTCTGCTCAATTATATATAAAGTAAAATGCTCTCCTGTTGGGCTATCGTGATGCGAACATCTGGCCTTGAATACATGATCATCATTCGTATTTTCAATCTTAAAACTAATGTCCGTATCAGGAGTTATTTCTCGCCATATTTGGTCTGTCTTTTCAAGAGTGAAATTTTTTTCACCTGTTAAATTTTCATAACCTAAATTTTTTCCTATAACAAAAACCTCTTTGCCTAGATAATTTCTAAAGTAATCACTTATATTACTTTCAAAATTTTCAAACTCTATATCATTTGCGTATGTAGGTAATTCAGCTATTATCATTTCTCACCTCCCTTAAAAATCTTTTAAACTTCCTACCAGTTAAATCGTTGAATGATTTATCTCTTTCTTGCTCAGTTTTAAACCACTGCCAAGAAATATCTGAGCCGTCATTATTATAATAATCAAGAACAGTATCAAGATCATATTGACCATACCAAGATACAATTCCAAAAAAATACCCCTCGTTATCGTCTCCATTAAATTTGTAAGCGTCAGTATCGAACCAATAAAACTTCATATGATTTTCAATATCAATATCAAGTTCATCATCTAATTTGAAATTAATATCACTCATCTTTTCTCAACTCCATACCGTGTTAAATTAACCCAAGAATTTTCATATTGTTTCCAATCGCAATTTCTTATATCTTCAATTAATTTACCATTATCGGCTATAAATATATGACATTCTTTATCTGACATAGTATAAGTGTCGCCATCCTTTTTATTTAATGCTGGTAAATATTTTGCATTTAATTCAAAAGTTCTAGTTCGCATTTCTGTTATTTCAAATTGTTCTGATGTTTTCATTTAGACACCTCTCTCCTCTATTTCTTCAACTTCAATAATTTCTTCATTTTCATAACCATAATCAAGCCCACTGCCTGTCCAAACTTCGTTGTTAGGATCAAAGTTTTTCTCCTCAACTAAATCAGAAGCCTGTCTTTTTGTTTCAGCTTGAACAGTTATTTCTGAATAACCTGTCCACTTCGTAAATACTTTAAATGTTTTAACTGTCATTTGATTTCCTCATTTATGGCGTCTTTATCAAAATCTAACTCTTGCACTTCACCCCAATTCCAAGAACCAGAAAACATACTTTCTCCCTGTTCCCACATACCGCCCGCAACACTATCATCATTTTTACAATAGTCTTTAAAATCTTCTAGAGACATATCCTTTGGTATGTTGCATACATACTCTAAATCAGTTTCCATAATCGCTGTAATTCTTACTGTTTTAAGTTTCATCTTTATCCTTAATAATAGGCCTAGTTTGATCTTCGCAATCATCACAATAAGCATATGGATCTTCGCAACTGCCATTAACATTATTTAATTCATCTGCCCATACTCGCCAAGAAATATTATCTTGCTTACAAACAGAACAACACATGGTCTTATTCATATTTTCTTCGTTCTTTTTATAGATTTTTGAATCAACACACTCCCAATCTCCAGGTTCGGATTTTATTTCTTTCCAATCTACATCACCATCGAGCATAATTTCTTCGGCTTCTTCTGGCGAATTAGCTACTACTTTACACTCCTCAACAACAGCAATATCCATCTCGAAAGTATATTCTCTTTTGCGATCATTATTTTTGCTACTCATTTGTTACCCCCTCTTTCTCCTTAAAAAGCGTGGCTTATCAGTCTCGGTATGCAAGTGTTTTAACTGACTAACTTAGCTTCTCCCTTATTCAACCCCGAATTTAATCTAGGTATTGGCTGATCAAACCAACCTTTGAAAAGTACCACATACCTAGATTATACACTATTTTAATATGAATTTAAGAAAAAATTACACTTTAATTGATAAGTAGCGATAAAAAAAACTTCAGGAAAAATATATTTATTTGCTTTTTCCACCTCTTACAAAGAGAACTGGCAAATATTTTGCGTCCTTGTGCGTTCTGGCCCTGTGACCAGTAGCGTAGGGTTTTTTTAAGAACATATAATTTGCGGCCTTGCACGTTAGCCAAAAATAAAAAATCTTTTTGCGACCTGATGTGTGCGTGCTAGTTCATTTGCGTGCGTGCTGGTTGGATCTGATAGAGCTCCAGGCAAAAAAAACCCGGCGTTAACCGGGCTTGATTGTTGTTAAGCTTACTTAGCAATCAGTAAAGATTACATCAAAGCCATAATAGCATTCTAAATACCAGTCGTTGGGATTGCTAAACATATCATAGCTTTCTGGATGAGAGCTTAAAGAATAAGCAACACCCCATTCCCATGGACCGGCCTCAAAAGTCACCCAAATATCACCCTCATCTATCTCTGAATAATTTTTATGGTCATTAGTCATAAAGACTTCAGTATCTGGATCAAAACCCATGCGTTTAGCTTGCGTGCGCAAAGCTTGATACAACATGTTAGCTGCTTTTTCTTTTGGTACAGCTTTGCTAGATAGATCCGGCAATAAACCTGGATCTAAAGTTTCATCGTAGTTAAATGTTTTAACTGCTTGTTTCATATTACTTCACCTCCATACTGTATTATAAACAATTATTAAACAAACTTCCAACACTTTTTTACAAACAACTGGGCCCAAGTTTGCGCGCCGCTAATTTAGATCTAGTTGGATAAAAAAAAGGGGGAACTTGCGTCCCCCCTAATATTTGTTTTTGGAGAAAAACTAATCTATGAAAATAGACATGTCCGAACTTTAACATTTGCGACTTAGTATGTAAATAGGCGGGGGACTTTCACCCCCTGGAGGAAACTATTGTGCTGGCGCATTAATTAAACCATCTTCAATTAGTGCGTGCGCTGTTCGGCCATAAGAACCTTGAAGTGTCCAAGCTATACCAGTGTCTACTAACAGCTGCCATGCTTCCAGATATTCCTCTTCACTGTAAACACCATCATCAATGTCTTCAATGATTGCAATTGCATCATATGGTTTCATCATGCGCCCCCTTTAAAAAATTTGCGAACGCATATCCCAAATAGAGATCCTGATAAGAAAACCAGGAACGCAGGAATGATGGCAAAGTGATCGACTAGGATCACCGGGACACTTACCGCGAATGCGGTAAGTAGGCCAAATATATATCCTTGTTTCATGCGGTCACCTCTATTTGAGTTTCACTTAAATTAATGGTGATATCTCCACCACTAGCAATTCGCATAAGTGCCTCTTCTTCAAATGGAATGCTTTCGCCAAAGTCATCTCTACTAACTTCGTATGTTCTTTCCCATAGGTCATTGTGCTTGTCATACTTGGGATTGTATCCACTAGCATAAACAACATATTTTAATTCATCTTTGTGGCAGAATGCGTCCATCAAATAAATGCCTTCATCTTTAACAAGAAAAATACTTTTAGTATTTGTTGTTTCTTTTGTATAAGGAAGATGAAATTCTTTAGAATTTAAAGTCTCTTTTGCAAGAGACCTTAAAGTTTTATTAGATTTGAAAGTTAGCTTATGCATTTTTCACCTTGCCAAAAATTGGCTCATTAGCTTTGAGTATTTCTTGAACCATTGCCTCATGGCTATGTTCTTTTTGTTCTTCTCTTCCATCGTAGAACTCACGCTCAACAATCTCAAAGTTTTTAATCCAATAAGTCCCATTGTCGCCGTTGTTGGTGTCGATACTAGAATAACAACCAATGCCAATTCCTGTCTGACCACCTCCAAGCCAATTAGAAATTATTTGCGTCATTCTAGCCATGCAATAGGTGGAATCATTCCCTCTAATGCCTAGCCTTTTTGATGCGTCCAGGAAAGCTTCAACTGAATCTCTCCCACCATTCCAATGTAAATAAATACTTGGACTATCTTCTTTTTTATAATACTCATCCTTGAATGAGATTACTGCTCTATTACCCATAATGTCCCCCTGTGGTTTATGGTTGGTTTACCTTAATTATACATGCTTTAAGATAAATATAACACTTTAATGCAAAAAAATGTTAAGGGGCATTACGCCCCTTTTTTTTGCGTTTTTTAAAAAGCGGCCTCACCTGATGCGTTCTACTGCGTTCTTTTACATCAACCTAACCTTTACCCTTAACGAAGTTAAGCCAGTTGTTAGGTTTTTTTATTCCAGGATCTTAAAAACTGCTGCATCAGTTTTAAAAATTAGTTAGATTGTGGCCCATACATATGAAATTACTTGAATTATCATAAGGTCCTTTGGAGCACCAGGCGAAATTATAAAAAATAAAGATTAATTTATATGTAAATTAATGTATGTAAAATGTATTAATTTGTTTAATATAATGCTAAACTAAACATAGTTTAGTTAGTAATTAAATAATCAAACATTACAATAACTAACATGGAGGAGCTAATAATGAAAAGATTAGATCAATTAAAAAAACTTCAAGATGAGCTTGAAGTATTGGGGGAAATTCCAAAGGTAAAAGAATTTCTAGAAATTAACAAAATGATACAATCATTAAGATCAAGTATTAGAAATGATATTGTTTGTCATTTAATACTAAAAGACAATGGGTTTGGTGTTAGAAAAACATTAACTCCATTTATTGATGTCAATATTGTTGACGCCCATATGTCTAGAGATAAAAAGACATTCAGTGGTGTTCTTAAAGGTGATAAGTCTTTGGCTACATTTAAGCTAAATCATAGATCGCCTTATGAGATTAAAACTTCATCAATGTTAAAAATCGAGAGGTGGTCATAATGCCAAATCATACTTTTAATGATGTTGATGTTTCAGTCAACAGTGGTTGCGAAAAAGAGCAAGTTGCTCTTGCTGAATTGAAAACCAAACTTTCTATCTTTGATGGGGAGTTTGATTTCGATGGAATAATCCCAATGCCTAAAGAATTAAAAAAAGTGCTAGATTATGGTTTAGATAATTGCCCAAGTGATTATAAAAACGAGGGTGGTTGTTATGTGCCTAGAGATATCTTGATTCGCAAGCGTTGGATTAAAGAGCATGGGTTCGATAATTGGTACGATTGGAGTTGGAATAATTGGGACACCAAGTGGAACTCTTACGATGTTAATATCTGTGCTAACTTTGATGATGAGCTAACAGTTAAATTTTTAACCGCTTGGGGAGCTCCAATTAAAATCTTTGAGAAGATGAGAGAGTATTGCGAACAGCATAATCTTAATCTATCTTGGGATGTTTGCTATGAGGGTGAGGAGGGGACCTTTAATCTCATGGATATGGATTAAAGTTAAATCCAATACAAAAAAAGGGGATCATGAGATCCCCTTTTTTTTTGGGTCTCTATTGATATAAGGGCCATTTTTTGCTGACGTGTTTTTGTTTAACCCACACCCCCACATATATGGGTGTGGCGATTTTTTTTGACCTTATAAATAACTATTTACTCAAACAATTACCAAAAAAATACATTTCACCCCCCCCTCTTCAATTGGGACCCCTATTGAGGTACCATATTTCACATAGAGAAAAAACATTTTGAGATGCCTGCACAAAATACAAAACTAGACCATGTACCAGATGATGCTCTAAAAGAGATAGTAGCTATTCAAGATCGCATCAAGAAACTTAAAACCAGCAGTAAAGCCAAGAAAGACTTTATTCATTATGTCAATCAAGTATGGGACGGCTTCATCGAAGGCGAACACCACAAGCTCTTTGCGAAAAAGCTCGAAGCTGTAGCTCAAGGCAAGTGCAAACGCCTAATCGTTAACATGCCCCCACGTCATACTAAGTCTGAGTTTGCATCTATTTACTTTCCTAGCTGGGTCATGGGACTCAAGCCCGACATGAAAATCATGCAAACAACTCACACCGCCGAACTCTCGGCAAGGTTTGGGCGTAAGGTGAGAAACCTTATGGATACTAATGAATACAAACAAATATTTGAAAACGTTAGCTTATCAGCTGACTCCAAGTCCGCAGGTCGGTGGGAGACGAATAAAGGCGGTGAGTATTTTGCTGCCGGAGTCGGTGGCGCGATTACAGGTCGAGGCGCTGACTTACTGATTATTGATGATCCACATTCTGAGCAAGATGCCCTGTCACCATCTGCACTTGAGTCAGCGTATGAATGGTATACCTCTGGACCCCGCCAGCGTTTACAGCCAGGAGGTACGATTGTAATTGTGATGACAAGATGGAGCACTCTTGATCTTACTGAAAAGTTGATTCGCAGAATGGCTGAGCCACACGCTGATCAATGGGAGATTGTAGAGCTACCTGCCATTTTAGAAAGTGGAGAACCTTTGTGGCCCGGCTACTGGAATATTAAAGAGCTTGAATCAGTTAAAGCATCTTTGCCTGTTGCTAAGTGGAATGCTCAATATATGCAAAACCCCACCTCTGAGGAAGGGGCGCTGATCAAACGTGAGTGGTGGCAAATGTGGGAGCATGATGATCCACCACCATGTTCTTATATACTTCAATCTTATGATACAGCTTTTAGTGCCAAAGAAACTGCTGACTATAGTGCCATTACCACTTGGGGTGTTTTTAAACCTAGCGATGGAGCGCCTGAATCTATTATTTTGCTTGATGCCAAGAGGGGCCGTTGGGACTTTCCGGATCTTAAAACGAAAGCTTATGATGAATATATGTGTTGGCAACCGGACATGGTCTTGATAGAATCTCAAGCAAGTGGTATGCCTTTGACGCATGAGCTGAGAATGATGGGTATACCTGTGGTGAATTATCGACCCACTAAAGGGAAGGATAAAGTTACTAGAGTGCATAGCGCCTCGCCTGTATTTGAAGCGGGGATGGTATGGGCTCCTGACGCTATTTTTGCAGAAGAGGTCATAGAAGAATGTGCAGCTTTTCCGTATGGGGAAAATGATGACTTTGTAGATTCGACAACACAGGCTATACTAAGATTTCGTCAAGGTAATTTTGTGAAATTGGATTCAGACGAAGATGATGATGAACTAATACCAATACAACGAATTTATTATTAGAGGTAATAACAATGCCAAAAGTAGGAAAGAAACATTACTCATATACGCCTAAAGGGATTGCAATGGCTAAAGCTGCTGCAAAGAAAAAAGGTAAAAAAGTTTCGTATAAAAAGAAAAAGAAATAATCATGAGCAAAATAAAATTTATAAAGAGCATCTCTAGAATGACAAAGGATATGGCTGAAAGAATCAAAGACGGAAAAGTGGTCATGAAGTCAAAAGATCCAGAAATTCAAGCAGCCCTTAACAAAAAAGTTGATGAGCTGACTGGCACGAAACCAGCGACTGGCAAGCCCACCAAGATTGAAACTGTTACCACAGAAAAAGGTGTTCCCATCATTAGAGATGCTCGTGGCAATGTAAACAAAGAACTTACCAAGATGGCTGAAGATTTATTATCAGGCAAACCTAAGAAGGCGACTGGCACGAAGACTGTTCTTTCTCCAATGACACAGTTAAGAAACAAAAAATCCATAAAACCTAAGAAGGCGACTGGCACGAAACCAGCGCCGACTAAAGTTCCCAAAAATAAATCTACAGTTAAACCAGGGCCAACTAAAGTTCCTAAAATTAAAGCCAAACCTAAAAAGCTAGCTGGCGGTGGCATAGCCATTAAAGGACAGGGTAAGGCTTTCTTAAAATCTAAAAGATAAACACAGGAGAATATGGAATGGGAAAAATAAAAAAAGGCGCTGATTTCCTTAAAAAAACTATAGATAAGCTTAAAGATGAAAAAGCTGCAAGACGTAAAAGACGTATCGAAAGATATGGAGAAACTGGGGCAGATGCTGTGGAAATGGGTCACTTGGCAGCGTTTGTGGGAACCGCAGGAGCTCTAGATTATAGACAGCGAAAGAAAGAAAAAAAAGCTAAGCAAGGGAAAAAAAATAAAAAATACACTCCATCAAACAGAGCAGCTATAAAAGGTTTTGGCATAGAAAAAAAATAATGGCAACAGTAGACAAAGCAATTACAATTGACGAACAAGTAGATCTTAAAGTAAGAGATAGATCTAAAGGCATGGATATCGAAGTCGATATTCAAGAAGAACAACCAGAGCTAGATGCATTTGAACAACTCGATGATGGCACTCTTGTCTTTGGAGCAGTAACACCACCATTAGAAGATACAGATTTTTATGCAAACCTTGCTGAAACTATGGACGATCAAGATCTTGCGTCTATTAAAAATGATTTAATGGGTAATGTTGAAGCTGATAAAGATTCACGTAGAGAATGGGAAAAAACTTATCGTGATGGCCTTGAATATCTTGGCATGAAATATGAAGAAAGATCGCAGCCGTTTGAAGGCGCATCTGGTGTTATGCATCCATTGCTTGCAGAATCTGTAACTCAGTTCCAAGCGCAAGCATATAACGAAGTTTTACCCTCTCAAGGTCCTGTAAAAACTCAAGTTATTGGAATGTCAACTCCAGAAATAGACCAGCAAGCATCAAGAGTTCAAGAGTTTATGAACTATCAGCTTATGCAAGTGATGAAAGAATATGATCCAGAAACAGATCAAATGTTGTTTTATTTACCACTTTCTGGTTCAGCTTTTAGAAAAGTTTATTATGATCAAACAGTTGGCAGAGCTGTTTCTAAATTTATCCCAAGCGAAGATTTAATTGTCCCTTATGGGTCTACTGATTTACATAGCGCAAGTCGTATCACTCACTTGGTTAATATGTCTATGAATGACATACGCAAATTGCAACAAGTTGGATTTTATAAAAATATAAAACTTAATTATGGAAGCGTAGATCAAAATGATCAAAATGAAGTACAAGAAGAGATTGATGACATTCAAGGAATTAAACCTAGTTATTCAGATGATGAAACTTGTCAAGTTTATGAAATACATACAGACTGTGTAATACCAGGATATGAAGATTTAGATGCTAATGGCGAAGAAACAGGAATTAAACTTCCATATATTGTTACTATTGCTAATGACAAAGTTTTATCTATAAGAAAAAATTACAAAGAAAACGATGCTTTAAAACAACGCATTAATTATTTTGTACATTATAAGTTTTTACCAGGCCTAGGGTTCTATGGCTTTGGTTTAACTCATATGATCGGAGGCTTGTCAAAAGCTTCAACTTCAATTTTGCGTCAGCTTATTGACGCTGGTACTTTATCTAATTTACCAGCTGGCTTTAAAGCTCGTGGAATTCGTATTCGCAATGACGATCAACCCTTACAACCAGGTGAGTTCCGAGATATGGATGCTCCCGGTGGAAGTTTGCGAGACGCCTTTGTGCCACTGCCGTTTAAGGAACCCTCTCAAACTCTCCTTTCTCTCCTGGGAATCCTTGTAGATAGTGGCCGGCGTTTCGCATCTATTGCTGACTTGCAAGTTGGAGATGCAAATACTAATGCTCCAGTTGGTACAACAGTTGCTTTATTGGAGCGTGGTACTAGAGTTATGTCTGCAATTCACAAAAGATTGCATGCAAGTCAACGTATAGAATTTACTTTGCTTGCTAAAGTATTTAGTGAATATTTACCAGAAAACTATCCATACCTTACTACTAATGGCAATCAAATAATTAAGTCTATGGACTTCGATGAAAGAGTAGATGTATTACCAGTTTCAGATCCAAATACTTTTTCAATGAGTCAAAGGGTTATGATGGCACAAGAGTTACTTACGACAGTACAAAGTAATCCAGAGATACATGGGCCCGATGGAATTTATGAAGCTTATCGAAGAATGTATTCTTCTATGGGGGTACAAAATATTGAGCAATTATTACCGCCTCCTCCACAACCACAACCAGTAGATCCTGCTAATGAAAATGCAGGGCTTATCTCAGGTACAGTTCAACAAGCATTTGCAGGACAAGATCATGATGCACATATCAATTCTCATTTATCTTTATATGGAACTGTTACTGCTCAAACTAATCCAGTAGTTTTATCTTTAATTCAAGCACATGTTTATCAACATATATCTTTAAGGGCTGCTGAAATTGTTGATCAACAAAATGCACAAAATCCAGAATTCCAAGAAATGTTACAACAAATTAATCAATTGCCACCAGAAGTTTCTATGGGTTATCAACAACAATTACAAGAAACTGTGGCTCGTGATGTGGCAGCAGTTGTTGCTCAATTAATGGAGCAAATCAATTCAGTCTTTATGCCACCCCCTCCAATGCCTGATCCATTGGTTGAATTAAGGGGTAAGGAATTAGATATTAAAGCTGATGATGTGCAACGCAAACGTGAAGAATTTTCACAAAGACAACAGTTTGATGCAATGAAAGCAATGCAAGGTAATGAGATTGCAGAACAAAGGTTACAAATTCAAAAAGAAATTGCTATGATGAAAGACGAAATTGCTCGTGAAAGAATCGAGCAGCAAAATCAATTTAAAGCAATGGATATCATGCGAGGCAACAAATGAGTTCAGTTAGACAAAAAATGGCAGCAGTGAATAAAGCTGCAATGAAAGAAGAAGAGGCAAAATTAAATGGCAATCAACCGATCATCAATGAGAATGCAAATATCGACATCGACAAGATCGCCAAAAAGGTCGACAAAGAAGCGGACAAAGTCCTTGCGAAAGCAACCAAAGAAGTTAAGTCTAAATCCAAAAAGCCTAAAACTGTCTCTAAGGCTAAGGCCAAAGTAGTTAAGAAAAAGTAATGCCTTTAAAAAAAGGTAGTAGTAAGAAGGTAATATCTGCTAATATAAAAGAATTAATTGGTAAAGGTAAAAAACAAAAGACTGCTATTGCTATTGCATTAGAAAAAGCAAAGAAGTCAAAAAATAAAAAGGTAAAGAAAAATGGAAAAAGTAAAAAACGTAAAAGCAAGCGTTAATATTAAAGATCAAGGTACTGTCAAGTATCCAACACCAGAAAAAATTGCAAATCCATCTGCACCAAAACCATATGGCGCTGGTAAATGTAGAGGCGGCAAAGCTGCTCTTAGAGGAACTAAGTTTAGCGGAGTTTATTAATGGCATTATTTAGCAGCAAGAGTGCTCCAGTAGCACCTATAGGCATTCAAAATCAGATGTATGGCCAACCCTCTAGAGTGCCTGGTTATTCTCAAGGCTTAAATCAAGCGCCCGGACATATGGCTCCAGCATTACCGCCAGAACCTTATCCAATAGGTAGGCCTACAGCAGTTGTAGGTGGGCCTGCTTATTACACACCTCCGGGTTTTCAAGCTCCACCCCAACCGACAGAAGCTTTCGTGCCAACAGATGTCATGCCTGACCCTATTGGTCAGCAATTCAGTCGTCAAATTCAAAGTCCTATGGGACAACAATTTGTTGATCAGTATATTGCTGGTCAAGCCCCAATAAGAGAAGCTGAAGCAGCAAAGCGTGCTGAAGAGATGGCGGCTCAAGATGCTAGATTCCAAGAAATGATGGCTCGCATTGCAGAACTAGAAGGTCAGTTGGCTACGCCTATGCCTGATGCACCTCCAGGAGTTCTACAACCTGTACCTTATATACCAGGCCAAGATACTTTTCCGGGATTACCAGATTATTTACAAAACTTAGACTTTAGTGGCTTGCCTGATATGAGTTTTGATTACGATAACATTATGCGTAATTATCAAATGCCTCCACCTCCGCAATCAGTCACTCCTGATTTTGAATCGTTTGACGAAGATATTCCAATACCAGATGATTTAAAGTCTATTCAAAATATTCCTGAACCATTTGATTTAGATCGTCCTTATCCCGGTTCTGTTGAAGATCCAAGTATACCTGGACTTATTCCTCCTAGTATTGTAAAACCCACAATACCTAACATACCTAATCCCTTTGTACCTAACGTACCTACCATACCTAAAATACCCCGTCATATAATTGACAAATTCAGAAGAAAGAGAAGATTGGGACCAACACCATAAAACACACATAGGCAAGAGAGAGCCATGGATAGCATAAAACTTGCAGAGTATTTTTTTAAAGCTCTACGCAAAAGAGAACAAGATTTGGTTGACAGTCTTTCAGCTGGGAATGTACAATCGATGGAAGATTACAAGTATCATATGGGTGCGTTATCAGCGATTCGTTCACTCATAGACGATTTAAAAGAAACGCTGCATATGGATGATATCGATGAATGACAAAGTCGCAGAAAAAATAGAAGAAAACGAAGAACCCTTTTCAGAGATTGATCAGGCTTTTGTTAAAGAAGAATCAAGAGTTTTAGATCCAACACTACTAAAAAAATCATTGTTAGACAGAATGCCAACTCCGACAGGATGGCGTATTCTTGTACTACCTTATCGTGGTAAAGGAGTTACTGAAGGCGGTATTCAACTTGTTAAAGAAACTGTAGATAGAGAATCTTTATCTACTGTTGTTGCTTATGTATTAAAGGTTGGACCTTTAGCCTATAAAGAAACAGAAAAATATGGAAACGAGCCCTGGTGTAAAGAAAAAGATTGGGTGTTAATTGGCAGATATGCTGGTTCTCGTTTTAAATTAGAAGATGACTATGAGGTTAGAATCATTAATGATGATGACATCATTGGTACTATTTTAGATCCTGATGATATTAAATCTTTATAAGAGAGGTAAAAAATGGCAAGTGAAGCAGAAAATTTAGATATAGAAATCACAGACGAAAAAATTGAAAAGGCAGCAGTGCCCGAAAAAAAACGAGTTGAAGAAAACGTTAGTGATGAACCAGTTGAAATTTCTATTGATGAAAAATCAGAAGTTTCTCCTGTAACCGAAGATGAAATAAAAGAAGATTTTGAAGTTTCTCCTCAAGTAGAAGAAAAGGCTAAAGATTTATCTGAAGTAGAAAAAAGAGCATCACTTGCACAAAATAGAATTAATAAAGCAGTGGCCCAAGCCAAAGAGTTTCAAAGAAGAGAGCTTATGGCTGTGCAATATGCTAATGATCTAAAAGATCAAAATGAAAAATTAAGACAGCAACAAAGAACTTTTTCAAACAGTTACAGTAATGAATTCACGAATCGAGTTGAATCTCAAATGACTTTAGCAAGACAAGCTTTAAAACAAGCAACAGAATCTGGAGATTCTGAGGCTATAGCATCTGCTACAGAAGCTCTAACTTTAGCTGCTTCTGATAAAGCTAGGCTTGAACAATATAGTCAAGCTCAAAAACAATATGAAGAACAAGAAAAAGTTTATTTAGAACAACAAGCCAACCAAATAGATTATCAGTCTGTTGGGCCTCAAGAGAACTATGCAGAGCCATCATCTAAAGCTCGTGAATGGGCAAAAAACAATACTTGGTTTGGACAAGACCAAGTTGCAACCTCAGTTGCTTTTGCAGTTCACAAGCAATTAGAGAACGAAGGCTTTGACACAGACAGCAATGAGTATTATAGTGAGATTGATAAGAGAGTGCGACAAGAGTTGCCTCACAAATTTAACGTGGAAGCAAATAAAAAACCCGTCCAGACTGTTGCTTCACCAACACGCAATACATCGACCGGACGCAAAAAAAATCGTATTCAATTGACGCCAAGCGAACAGGCATTATCCAAAAAGCTTGGAGTGTCATTTAAAGATTACGCAATACAAAAAGCGAGGCTACAAAAATCATGAGTAATAAAGATACTAGAGAAACTAGAGCAAACAGTAATGATGATAAGACTCCTAGAGAATTAGAAACTAGGAAGACTGAAGAAAGGCCAAAAGTATGGAAAATGCCAACGGCCTTAGAATTACCAGAAGAGGCAGTAAATGCCGCCAAATCTCAAGGTATTGTTTATCACTGGGTGAGGGAATCGGTAGCTGGAGTTGAAGACAAAACGAATGTCTCAAAAAGATTTCGTGAAGGATTCGTTCCAGTTAGACCTGAAGAGCTCCCCGGATATCATGAGTTGCCTATTGTCGATGATGGTCGTCACGCTGGAGTTATTGGAGTGGGTGGTTTGATACTGTGCAAAATACCAAAAGAAATCGCAGATCAAAGAAATCAATTCTTTGAACAACAAACCCAAAACCAAATGACAGCTGTGGAAAACGACCTAATGCGTGAAGAGAATCCTGCGATGCCGATATCGAGAGATATGAAATCCAGGGTTACATTTGGTGGAGAAAAAAGCAGTTAGTTTTTTTCTCTTTTTTTAAAAAATAATTTTATAGGTACATATATTATGGCTAACCAAGATGCTGCTTTCGGCTTAAAGCCAATTAGAATGCAAGGAAGTGGAAGTAATAGCGAAGGCGTTACTGAATACTCACTTGCTTCAGGCGCAAGCGGAAACATATTTTCAGGCGACCTAGTGAAGATGACCAATGCTGGCACTATTTTAGTTGCTAGTGCTACGGATAATCCTCTGCTAGGAGTCTTTAGGGGATGCAAATTTACCAATGCGAGTGGAGAAGTAATTTATTCTTCTTACTGGCCTAATGGTACAGTTTCATCAGACGCGGTGGCTTTCATATGTGACGACCCTAATATGTTATTTGAAGTGCAAAGCGCTGCTACAGGTTCTGTAGTACAAACAGTTGTTGGTAATAACGCCGACTCTGTTTATGCTTCTGGTTCAACATCTGATGGACAATCTGGTGTTGAAATTAGTGGAACTACAGCGGCTACTACTGCACAACTCAGAATCGTTGGATTTTCCAAAGATCCTGAAAATAACACTTTAGGTACTGGATCAGCTTCAGCAAACGTCAATATGATTGTCAAAATCAACGAGCACTTCTACGCTCAAACAACTGGAGTATAAATCATGGCTATTAATCGTTCACAATTAGCTAAGGAACTCGAACCTGGTTTAAATGCTTTGTTTGGCATGGAATACGCTAGGTACGAAGATGAACATAAAGAAATCTTTGAAACTGAATCTTCAGATAGAGCATTTGAAGAAGAAACCTTAATAGTAGGTTTCGGTAACGCACAAGTAAAACCAGAAGGAACTGGAGTCTCATTTGATTCTGCTTCAGAAGGTTATACTGCTAGATACTCACATGAGACTATTGCGTTAGCTTTTGCTCTTACAGAAGAAGCAATTGAAGATAATCTTTATGACAGATTGGGTGCTAGATACACTAAGGCTCTAGCAAGATCTATGGCTCATACGAAGCAAGTAAAAGGTGCATCTGTATTAAATAATGCTTTTTCATCAAGTTATACCGGTGGAGATGGTGTTGCATTAATCAGCACAGCCCACCCATTAACTGGTGGTGGTACATTTAGTAACAGACCAAGCACTTACTCTGACTTGAATGAAACATCTTTAGAAGATGCTTTAATTTCTGTTTCAACTTTTGTTGATGACAAAAATATGATCCTTGCTCTTCAAGGTAAAAAGTTAATCATTCCACCACAATTACAATTTGTGGCTGATAGACTTTTAAAATCACCAGGGAGAGTTAGTACATCTGATAACGATATCAATGCAATTAAAAATCTGGGAATGGTCCCAGATGGTTATTCAGTTAATCATTTTTTAACTGATAACGATGCATGGTATTTATTATCAGATTGTCCTGATGGATTTAAACACTTCGAGAGATCTCCTCTTTCAACTTCTATGGAAGGTGACTTTGATACTGGCAACGTCAGATTCAAAGCTAGAGAAAGATACTCATTCGGATGGTCAAACCCAAGAGCTGTCTTTGCATCACAAGGTGCATAAACCTTTTCCGGGGTGAGGGGAAACCCTCATTTAAAAGGGAGCTTCGGCTCCCTTTTTTTTTACATAAAAAAAATATTTGTTTATTTTTGATTAATAAATGTATAATGCAAGAAAAACATTTTAGGTTTTATGAATACAGCCTTACATGAATGTATAAGTTTAGCTAATTCTCCATGTGTTGGAGTATGTTCAACATCTGTGGCCCCATTCGATGAAACATGTATTGGATGTGGTAGAACTGTCGATCAAATAAGAGACTGGGAATCTTTTTCAGATTTTGAAAAAAAAATAATTAATACTACCAATTGGTTAAAAGGATATAATATAAGACAAAAAAAGGATAAAATAATTATTGTGAAAAATAATATTTCAAGAGAAAAATTAAAAGATATTCAAGGTCGATTAATTACTATTCAAGCTTTAATAGAGATGGTTGGAAAAGATTTAGTAGACTTTTTTGGCACAAATCCTATCATAGAAAATACATATAAATCTCTATATCAATCTAGAGAAAGTGTTTTAGAGGCAAAACAAACACTTCCACATTTAGACTAATCTGATATACTTAATTCAATATCTAGGATAAATTAATTTGTTCTATCGACTGACCTAGCAGACAAGCCGAGACAATAGAACTTATTTCCCAGGAGGAAATTATGGCAAAATCGAGCTTTAGCGGTCCCGTCCGTTCACAAAACGGCTTTATAACCTACAGAGTCGACTCCACAACAGGAGCAGAGACTACCTATGGAACTAGAGAAGGTGGCACTTATCAAATTGGTGGTGTTACTGGTAGTAGCTCAATATTAGGTTCAGCCCCCACAGACTTTTTTACAGGTAAAGGCTCAAGTCCTGATTCTGTAATTAACCCTTTTACAAGTGGGACAACTTCTATAACAGATGCTTTAGGCAACGATATTCCTTTAGGATCAGTTTTATACTACGGCGATAGAGTATTTAGATATGGTAAAGTAGGTGGTGTTGCATTAACAGCAGGAAAACTTGTTCAAACTATTGTTGGAACAAAAGCTGATCACCAAGATTTAGCACCAACAGCAAATGTCGCAGCAGGTGAATATGCTATTTCAGTAGAAACAGCAGGAACTGACCTTACTTTAAATCAATATGCAGGCGGTTATCTTTATGTAAATGATGCAGCAGGTGAAGGGCAATGTTTAAAAATTGCTTCTAACCCAGCACACGATCATTCATCTGACCCTTCAGTTGTAATAACATGTCACGATGCATTGGCTACAGCAATAACAACTTCATCTAAAGTTTCTTTAATGTCAGATCCTTGGTCTGGACTTGTAGTTGCACCAGCAGCAGAAACAGGTGCAGTAATGGGTGTTCCCGTTGTTGACATGGCATTAAGTGCTTATGGTTGGTTCCAAACTTATGGACCAGCAGCAGTATTAACTGTAGGAACATTAGTGCTTGGACATAACGCAGTTAGATCAGCAACAGTTGCAGGTGGCGTAGCTCCCGCAACAAGTGACATACTTGATATTGTAGGAACTGTCATGTTGGTTGATGTAACCACTGACTACTCATTAATTAAGCTCAACATATAAGTAGGAGTAAATTATGGCAGGAGATTCAGATGTACAAGCAGTTTTTTTGACTGCTGACACAAATGCACTTGATGCTGATAGTGCCGCCCAAGCTCAAACACCAAGTGGTGCAGGAAATCTTACATTAAATGGAACTGATGCATCTGGCGGCGTAGTAACATATTCAGCGGGAAGGATCTTAACAGTCCTTTCCGCAGGCGATGATACTGGAAAAACTTTGACTGTTACAGGCACAGATGTAAATGGTGATTCACAAACAGAAGAAATAGTTCCAGCTAATGCTGGTACTAAAACTGGTACTAAGTATTTTAAAACAATCACCCAAATTGCAATTGATGCAGCAGCAGCAGGAAATCTTTCAGTTGGGCATAACGCAAGTTGTGCAGATGTAATTTTTGCAGGAAGGAGCAGATTAAAAGGAACTTATATGGTTAATTCAGCAACAGCTGGAACTATTGATTTCTTAACTACATCACCAACTGGTACAAGCACAATGAAACTTGGAACTGTGGCTAGTGCTACTGTAACTCGTGATGTAAGTATGCCTGAAGATGGAGTGTTATTTACAAGCGGAATATATATTCAATATACAGTTAGCACGTTTACTACAATGACAGCTTTTCATGCGTAATAATGGCGCTATCAGGTAGTACAGATTTTGAACCAAATGTAGCTGAGTTTGTAGAGGAAGCATTTGAAAGATGTGGCCTTGAACTTAGAACCGGTTATGATTTAAAAACAGCAAGAAGATCTATTAATCTTATGCTTGCTGAATGGGCTAATAGAGGTTTAAATCAATGGACTATTGAGCAAGCAACTCAAACTGTTACCGAGGGGACTGCTAGTTACACTTTAAATTCAAATGTAATAGACATTCTTGATTGTTCTTTAAGAAGAACTACAGGTGGAACAACAACTGACATGCAAATGTCAATGATAAGTAGGAGTGAATACTTAAATATTCCAACCAAAGCAACAAAATCAAGACCATCAGAATTTTTTTTAGATAAACTAACAACGCCTGTATTAAAAATATGGCCATCGCCAGAAAATTCTACTGACATATTAGTTTTTAATAAAATAGTTAGAATGGATGATGCAGATGCAGGAACAGATACTATGGATATGCCTTTTAGATTCTATCCATGTTTTGCAGCTGGACTTGCATATTACATTGCAGTTAAAAAAGCTCCAGATAGGGTTGTCCTACTTAAACAAACATATGAAGAAGAGTTTGAAAGAGCTCTTTCTCAAGACCAAGACAGAGCATCATTTAGAGTATCTCCATATAAACCAGGATTATAATAATGGCATATGCTTCTGATAAATATGCAATAGCGCTATGTGATAGGTGTGCATTTGAATACCCATTAAATCAATTAAAAAAAGAATGGACTGGTTTAAAAACTTGTTCTGAATGTTGGGAACCAAAACATCCACAACTAGAACCTTTGCCACATGTTTCAGATCCAGAAGCATTATATGAGCCTAGGCCCAATAACGATAAAGAAGTTGGCCAAGGATATATTGTTGTAGTTTATTCAAATCTTTATCAACCTCATTATATAAACTCAGATATCATAGGAACTAAGTTTTTAATATCAGAAATGACAGGTTCAGTTGGAAGCGTTACAATTACTACATAATGAGCAGTCCATTAACACTATCAGAATTAAAAACACTTATACAAAACTATGTTGATAATAGTGAAACTACTTTTGTTAGTACATTAGATGACATTATAAAAAATACTGAAGAAAGAATATTTGAAATTGTTCAATTTGATTATTTTAGAAAAAATGTCAACGGAAATGTATCAACTGGAAATAGATTTCTAACAGCGCCAGCTGATTTTGAATTAAGTTTCTCATTAGCTGTTATTGATGGTAATGGAGACTATTATTATTTAGATAAAAAACATCCAAGTTTTATGCAAGAATATGCTCCAGATCCTACAGATTCATCAAAAAGAGGCAGACCTCTTTATTATGCAGATTTTGATAAAGAGTTATCAACATCTTCAAGCACTGGATCTACTTTTATTTTAGCTCCAGTACCAGATTCTGATTACAGCACAGAATTACATTATTTATATAAACCAAATTCATTAGTTACTGATACGACAGGAACTTGGATATCTGAAGTAGCTAGAAATGCTTTGTTATATGGATGTTTAGTAGAGTCTTATATGTTTATGAAGGGAGAGCAAGATTTAATAAATTTATATGAAAGCAGATTTCAACAAGAAATTGCTAGATTAAAAAATATGGCAGAAGCCAGAGGAAGAAGAGACGAGTACAGATATGATTCGTTAAGAACACAAGTTGTTTAAAAGGAGAGAGCAATGAAACGCATTTCAAAGCTAGAAGGCAAGACTGTTGCTATTGTTGGTTTGGGAAGAAGTTGGTTTGATTATAACTTAGCTAAATCTCATGGAGGACACTTCGATGAAGTGTGGGCAATTAATTCAGTTGGTTCTGTTATTTTTCACGATAGAATTTTTATGATGGACCCCCCATCAAGATTTTTAGATTCAGAAGACGCTGGAATGCAAACAGATAGCATGGTTAAAATGTTAAAAGAACATAAGGGACCAATATATACTTGTCAAAAAGATAAACGATGTCCGGGCTTAGTTGAATATCCTATTGAAGAAGTTTTGGGTGCGTGTGGTTGTCATTACTTAAATAATACAGTCTCTTATGCAATTGCTTTTGCTTTATGGAATAAAGTTAGATATTTAAAACTTTATGGAATAGATTTTGGTTATAAGGGTAATCTTTATTTTGCAGAAGCTGGTCGTGCATCTGTAGAATTTTGGTTGAGTAAATGCATGCATGCAGGTATACAAGTTGAAGTTGCTGCTACAAGCACATTATTAGATACATCAATTCCAGATGATGAAAAACTTTATGGATATCACAGGCTAGATGATCCTTTGGTTGTAATTAAAGACGAAAAAGGAATTTTGATTGCAAAAAAAAGAAGTCAAGTAATGCAATACAAAGCTTCACCAGAGCCAACATTAATCGATAGAAATGATGGACACTTAAAAAAAAATAAGATAGGAGAACCAAATAAATGGTAGATCAACTAACTCCTGGTGGAATGCCCGAATTAGGAATAGTAGAAGTTGCAACAACTAATTTTGGCGGACACCCACCTGAGTTTTGGGCGAAACAATTAACTGATAAAATAGTAGCTTATTCAAATGATAGCCCTCAACACATTAAAGACCAAGCTAGAGCTTATGAAGATTTAATTTACAAAGTTTGTTTGATATATATTAAAAATGCTATAAAATCTTATAAAGCGTCTTTGATTCAAGAATTAATTCAAAAAGATGCTGAAGACTTAGCAAAAATAATCAAAGGTATTTGAAATGGCAATCACATCAACATTAACAACCAGTTTTAAAAAAGAACTATTAGAAGCTATTCACAACTTTAAAAATTCAGGTGGAGACACTTTTAAGTTAGCTTTATATACATCATCTGCTACTCTTGGAGCTGCAACCACAGTATACGTTACTACTGGACAGGCATCAGGCACAAACTATACTGCTGGTGGTGCAAATCTAACAAGAGTAGATCCAACTTCATCAGGAACCACAGGGTTTACTGATTTTGCAGACTTAACTTTTGGCACAGCCTCAGTAACAGCAAGAGGGTGTTTAATTTACAATAGTAGCGACTCTAACAAGTCTGTGGCAGCTATTGACTTTGGTGGAGATAAAACATCTACATCGGGTGACTTTACTATTGTATTCCCAGCGGCAGCAGCCAGCACAGCGATTATAAGAATCGCCTAGCCTTAAATGGCTAATATAACTGGTTGGGGTCGAGGCACGTGGGGCCAACTCACGTGGGGTGAACCACTTCCAGTCACAATTACAGCACCAAGTGCAGGTACTTCTGCTTTAGGCACTCCTAGCGTAGTTGCTGCTGCAAATGTAAGTCCATCAGGCCAAGTAGGAACAGCGGGAGCACCAACAGCTGGTGTAAATGCTCAAGCTATAGCCGTTTTACCAACTTTAGTTGGTAGCGTTGGGGCAGTATCGGTTGAAGTTGATGGTGAGGCGAATGTAACGCTCGCTGGACAAGCTGGAACTTCTGCTTTAGGTACAGCTACAACAATATCAAATAACAATTTATCTGTTACACTTAATGCTGCAACTGGATCAAATGGATCTATAACTCCAGACGCAGAAGCAAACGCATATCCAACTGGACAAAGTGCTACAGGATCAGTAGGAACAGTTATGATATGGTCACGTATTGATGAAAGTCAAACTCCAGATTGGAGTGAAATAAGTGAAAGTCAAACGCCAGGTTGGAGTGAAATAAGTGAAAGTCAAAGTCCGAGTTGGAATGAAATCGCTGCATAAAAACTATAAAATTTTTCTTTTTTGATTTATTATAGTTAAATTATAGGAACATATTATGGCAAGTACATACGTAAATAATTTAAGACTCAACGAGATGGCTACTGGTGATGGTAGTGGAACTTGGGGGACAACAACCAATACTAATTTGACGCTTATTGGAGAAGCTTTTGGATATGCAACTAAAGCAGTAGCAGATGCTTCGACAGCGACACTAACTATCCCTGATGGAACTGAAACTAATAGTGAGCCAAGAAGAATATACCTTAAACTTACAGGAGGCGGTCAAGCTTGTACAGTTACATTAGCACCTAATACAGCATCTAAAATTTGGATTATAGAAAACGCTACCAGTTATACGCTTACTTTTACACAAGGGAGTGGAGCAAATGTAGCAATACTAGCAAGTCAAACTAAAATGCTTGCTACAGATGGAGCTGGATCTGGTGCAGTTGTTTACGATATGTTACAAGATTTAGCTGTTCCTGATCTTTTTGTTGATGATGATTTAAAACTTCAATCTGACTCAGCAGTTTTAGGATTTGGTGAGGATAATGATACAACTCTTACACATACAGATGGAACAGGACTTACTCTTAATTCAACCAATAAAATTTGTTTTAATGATGCTAGTCAGTTCATACAAGGTTCAAGTGCAACTGTACTTAGTTTAGGTGCAACTGATGAAATTGATTTAACGGCTACAGCAGTTGATCTTAATGGAACATTAGATGTTTCAGGAAATTCACAATTTAGTGGCACTATTACAGTTGGAGTTGACGATACAGGATTAGATGTAAAATTCTTTGGTGCTACCGCTGGTAAGTATATGCTTTGGGATGAAAGTGCTGATTCACTTTTGGTTAATGGCGATATTGATATGGTCACTAATGGCAATCGTATTGATCTTGATACTGACAATGATACTAGCATAAGAGCTTCAGCAGACGATACCATAACGATAGAGGTTGGCGGTTCTGATTTAATTGCTCTTACCACTACTTCTACATTCTCTTGTCCACTTACTGTTGGCGTTGATGATACAGGGCATGATGTAAATTTTTTCGGAGCTACTTCAGGTCAAAAAGTTTTTTGGGATGAGTCAGCAGATACTCTCTACCAGACTTGCACAGTTGATATTGATGGTACAGTCACAGTTGGCGTTGATGACACTGGGTATGATGTAAAATTCTTCGGAGCTTCAGCAGGTGCGTTTATGCACTGGGATGAATCAGCAGATTTACTTGATATAAGAGGAGCAACAGCAGCAGGCCCTGGTCTATTAAAACTTACTACAGGTGAACTAACAGTTGTTGATGGAGATAAATTAGGAAAAATAGATTTCCAAGCTCCATTAGAAAGTGATGGTACAGATGCTATCTTAGTTGCAGCTTCAATATATGCAGAAGCTGATGATACTTTTAGTGCTTCTGTT